ACACACACAAGCTTAATAACGAACACAAACAAAATACATTTGTAGCACAATGCTAGTCATCGTCTTTGTTTTTATGTTACTATCAGATTTTATCTACGAGGTACCGAATGGAAGAAGAAATGATGAACATGCAGGTAGACCCTGTGATGATGCCTGACCAAGGGACTCCGATGGGTCAGCAAATGCCAGACCAAATGCAATCAGATCTTGACCAAATCTCTGGATCAGACCAAGAAGAGGCAAAACAAGCCCTCATGCAAATTATAAAAATTTTACAACAAATGGTATCTCAAGGTGCTTCCGATGAACAAATAGAGGCATTTCTGCAAGAAGTTGGCATCACTATGGAAGAGCTACAAATGGCTAGGGAGATGTTCGGTATATGAAAAATATGCGAGCTATGTTAGGAGAGGCTGGTAGAACTCTATCTAACAGAGATAAAGGAATGGCCTTAGCTATAGGTGCAGCTGGCATGGGAAACGAACCTAGATTTGCAGAACGACCACCTTTTTCTCAGATATTTACTATCGAAAACGATATTAAAAATAAATATAGAGAGTACGAAATGGCTGTAAGAAACAATGAATTATTACGAGCTCAAAATTTAATTAATGAAATAGATCAACTTGAGCAACAGAAAATCATGATTCGAAATCAAGCGGGCAGAACTATGTCTGATAGAGACATGGAAATCACCAATATTCTAGAATCTATATCTCAATAGCCAATCATGGCTGCACGTAAAGAAATACTAGCAGATCTTAGTACCAAGATAGCTGATGGTAAGATGCGTGAAGCGTATCGCACGTTCGAAGAACTACCTGTTGTAGATCAAATAGCTGTAAGTATCTCACCAGGTGTAGGTGATGCAATTGCTGCCTACGAGGTTGGTGAGTTTGGTCGTAGAGCTAAAACCAACATAGAATCAGGCGATAGACTAGGTGCAGCAGGTAATATAGGTTTATCTGCACTTGCAGGCGTAAGTTTAATACCATTATTCAGATTCCTTCGTGGTGCTAGGGGTGCAACAAAATCTGGTGCAACGGCACTTGATACTCCAACGAAAGCCAAACCCCCTGTTGGCGATCCGTTGCAACTCTCAGCACCGAAGGATTCACCCTTACCCGAAGTTGAGCCTTTTCAAAAACGTCCTTTAGTTGAGCTAGATTATAGAACAGGAGGGGGTATGGACTACCAACTAAACCTTGGTTCAAAAACCCGCAGATGGCTTAATGGCTACAAACAACCCGAAATCAATTCTTTAAAACCAAGCGAACAATCAAAAACAGTCACTGAATGGATTGACGCTATGAAAGCTGACAATCTGCCAGAAGGAGAGCTAAAATTATTGCGACTGATAGATCCAGATGGCTCTCCAAGCACAAGACTACTTAATGAAACAGCAGGAAATAAAGTCATAAGTCGTGGATTTTTAGATGATTACATGCAAAGAGCACAACGGGATGCATTACAAGTTCGCTATGTGCCCAATAGAAAACATCAAAGTCCAGGCTCTACTCCAGATTATGTATCGTCTGATGGCCAAAGACAGTCACTTTACTTTGTCAGAGGCACAGGAGAATTTAGACAAAAGCCAGACCATTATAGTGGTTTAGAGATGGCAGACAAAATACGGGGTAATAACGCTTATGTATTCGATGCCGATGCATTTACGCAACCAGGTGCCAGATATTCAGCTAGAAGATCTGAACTGGCACCTGAGGACGCAGAGAAAATAGATAAAGCTTTTGCAAATATTAATCTTCAAACAACCGATAATTTTAAAGAAATATTTAGAATACAAAGTGATTTTGTCAAAGAAGCAACTGCAAAAAGAAAACCGAAAGCACTACGTAAAAGAGCTCTTATTGAAGAAGGCGGTATACAAGACATAATAGAAATTGATAAGAGCTTAGCTTTTAGGATTGATAATAGGATCAAACTTAATAGACCATTAGCAGTAACTTTAAAAGACTTTCTTGCAGACAATAATGATGTTTTCTCTAGAGCTTTGGATTATAGAGACTTGTATGATGGTTTTGATATGAGATTAGTAGCGGCTATAAATAAAAATGATGTTGCCACCCAGAAAAAAATACTTGGCGATCAATATGAATACTTTGCTAAAGGGTATATTGATTATGAAATACCTAATAATTATGCGGGGTATGCCGTTGATTACCTTAAAACATTAGTGTTGCCCAAAAGTCTTGGTGGTAATTATAAAAAACCAAAAGCAAGCGCTATAACTAAAGACATAATGGATGTGGATACCACCACAATTGGTAGTCCCCCCAGCAGGATTATTTACCCTGTAACCACTGATCCAGATGCACGAGTTTCGCTTGAGTCTTTGCAATCCATTGGCAGTCAAGATTTATTAAAATTAGCAGAAGAGCTAATCAAACGTAGAAAAGCAGATGAAATTTTATTTAACAAAGTAGCTGTGAAGCCAGGCACAGGATTCATAGATCCTAAACAACAGGCCGCAACTATGAAAAAATTAGCTGCTTACAATAAAAAAGTTGCTAGAATCCAAGAAATACAAGCTGAAAACTTTAGAGGAAAAAAACCAGACTCGGATGAAATTATAAATTTATTGGATGGGTTAGATCAAGAAATCATGGATCTTGGCGTGACTGAGTTTTCTATAAGTCCAAGAGATATTGAAAGAGTTACTGGCAAACCTTTTGCAGAGTCTTTAGATAAATCAAAAGAAGAAATATTTTTTATGACAGAAGGCCCTCAAGGCGGAAGACAGAAATATTTTGACGCAGGCCCTAGGGTAGAGGATCGTGTCAGAGCTTATTTTGACGATATTGTTAATATTGGCACTAAAGACATAGAAATAGCCAATGGTGTAAAAATATTAAAAAAAGCAGTAGCAGCAAAAACAGAAGGATTACCTCAAGGCCCTTATTTTAAAAGTGGACGTGATAAATATGTGACTTTACCTATCAGAGCAAATATTTTGAAAGCATACAATGAAGGAGTCGATGGTCTTAGCATTGGTGCCAATCAAGCGATGACAGAAGCTACCCAAGATACTGCTGAAGCAGTGGTGAGAAATTATAAAGATGCAGCAGTGGAAATAAAAAAAGTTCTTAAAGAATTAGGTGTAGATGAAAAAGGGGTTTTAGAAACAGTAGATACAGGGTCAGTATTTGACGGTACTTATTTAAAATTTACTCCAGAGTTACTTGATGCTATAAGCAAACGTGGTATCAACGCTTTCAAATACGGTGGTGCCGTAGACATAGACGCTATGTTAGCTGAGTTATGAAGCTTGCCCACTTATCTGACCAAGAAATCAAAGAAACTTTAGTTCTACAAGAACGCCTTGAAACTCTAAACAAACAAGAACAATGTCATAACAGCTTCTTGTTCTACGTGGAACAAATGTGGCCAGAGTTTATTTGTGGTCGCCATCACGAAATCTTTGCCCAAAAGCTAGAAGATGTAGCTAATGGCAAAATTAACAGGCTTATTGTCAATATGCCACCTAGGCATACTAAGTCTGAGTTCTGTTCTACCTATTTTCCTGCATGGATTATGGGTAAACAGCCCAATCGTAAAATCATGCAAACCACTCACACAGGTGAACTAGCTGTTAGATTTGGTAGGAAAGTGAGAAACATGATGGATTCTGTTGAATACAAAAGAATCTTTGACAATGTAGAACTGCAAGCCGATTCTAAATCTGCAGGTAGATGGGAGACTAACAAAGGTGGTGAATATTTTGCTGCTGGTGTCGGTGGTGCTATTACAGGTCGTGGTGCTGACCTATTAATTATTGACGATCCCCACTCCGAACAGGATGCTTTGAGTCCAAGCGCACTAGAGTCTTGTTGGGAGTGGTACACCTCTGGGCCTAGACAGCGTTTGCAACCAGGTGGTGCGATTATTGTAGTGATGACACGTTGGAGTACAATAGATCTTACTGCAAAATTACTTGATGCACAGAAAGAGGAAGCTGCAGATCAATGGGAGGTAGTTGAGTTTCCTGCAATTTTTCCTGATACCAATGATTCTTTATGGCCTGAGTTTTGGGATATAACTGAATTAGAGAAAGTCAAAGCATCTTTACCTGTACAAAAATGGAACGCACAGTGGATGCAGAACCCTACATCAGAAGAAGGGTCTATTATTAAGCGTGAATGGTGGAATATTTGGGAGTATGACGAAATGCCACCTGTAAGTTACATAATTCAAAGCTACGATACTGCTTTTTCTAAAAAAGAGAACGCTGACTACTCTGCTATTTCTACTTGGGGTGTCTTTCGTCCTACGCCAGACTCACCAGATTGTTTAATTTTACTGGATGCACAAAAGGGTAGATGGGATTTTCCAGAACTTAAACGCATTGCTTTTAATGAATACAAGTATTGGGAGCCAGATATGACGCTAATTGAAGCAAAAGCCTCTGGTACACCATTAACGCATGAACTTAGAAGGCTAGGTATACCTGTAGTTAATTATTCACCGACTAGAGGACACGATAAATCAACCCGTATGCACTCCGTTGCGCCTATTTTTGAATCTAAGCTTGTGTATGCGCCACAACGTAAGTTTGCTGAGGAGATGATCGAAGAATGTGCGTCTTTCCCTTTTGGTAAAAATGATGATTTATGTGATACTATGACTCAAGCTCTAATGCGTTTTAGAGAAGGTGGCTTAGTTTCTCTAGAGGATGACTATTCTGATGAAGAAAAAGCACCAGTTAGAAGGGTATATTACTGATGGCAATTGAAAAAGACATAAATCCAACCGTACTCAACGAAGAAAACCAAGTCCCGTTAGGGGAAGAAGGCGTAAATGTAGCAATTGAGGCTTTAGAAATGGCACAAGACGGTGATTTTGTCATGCAAGAGGACGGTAGTGCTGTTTTAGAGTCAGATTTACAACAACCCATTGAAAGCGGTTTTGCTGAAAACCTTGCAGAGTTGTTAGATGATGCTGAACTTATGCGTATCTCCAATCAATTAGTTGATGGCATTGAAAAAGACAAATCTTCAAGAGAAGATTGGGAAAGAACATACACAGATGGTTTGAAATATCTAGGTATGAAGTTTGATGATGAAAGGTCTGAGCCATTTGAAGGTGCATCAGGTGTTATACACCCATTATTAGGTGAAGCTGTTACCACTTTCCAAGCTCAAGCCTATAAAGAGCTTCTACCCTCAGGCGGCCCCGTAAAAACACAAGTAATTGGTGCTTATGATAGTGCTGTAGAAGAACAAGCACAAAGAGTCAAAGAGTTTATGAATTATCAGATTGTTCATGTTATGGAAGAATTTGATGAAGAATTAGATCAAATGCTATTTTACCTGCCACTAGCAGGTTCTGCATTTAAAAAAGTATATTATGATGAAGGATTAGGCAGGGCAGTTTCTAAATTTGTAGCTCCTGAAGATTTGATAGTTCCTTATTTTACTACGGACTTAGAAACTTGCCCTCGCATCACAAATGTAGTGAAAATGCCTGAAAATGAGGTAAAAAAACTGCAAGCTATAGGTTTTTATCGCAGAATAGAGATAGAAACAGGCGATGACGAGCAAACGACCTCTGATGCCAAAGAAGAAATCAATAAATTAACAGGTATGGAGCCATCTTATGACACAGGTGAGGTGTCTTTATTGTATGAAGTACACTGTAATCTAGAAATAGATGGTTTTGAGGATGTAGATGCAGATGGTATGCCCACAGGCGTAAAACTGCCGTATATAGTCACAATTGATGCTAATTCTAATGAAGTTTTGTCAATTCGCAGGAATTTTGTAGAAAATGACCCTCTTAAAAACAAGATAGAATACTTTGTACATTTTAAATTCTTACCTGGTCTTGGTTTTTATGGGTTTGGTCTCACCCATATGATTGGTGGTTTGTCCAAAGCATCGACTTCAATACTAAGACAGCTAATTGATGCAGGTACATTAGCTAATTTACCTGCTGGTTTTAAAACTCGTGGTATAAGAATAAGAGATGAAGATACACCAATTCAACCAGGTGAGTTTAGAGATGTTGATGCACCAGGCGGATCGTTACGAGAATCTATCCAACCCTTACCTTTCAAAGAGCCTAGTGGCACGCTCCTTAATTTATTAGGTATTTTAGTTGATGGCGGTAAGAAATTCGCTTCTATTGCCGAAATTAATACAGGTCAAGGTAATCCAAACGCTCCAGTTGGAACAACGTTAGCTTTATTAGAGCGATCCACTAAAGTTTTATCTGCAATTCATAAAAGATTGCATAATTCACAGAAAAAAGAGTTCAAATTACTTGCGCAGGTGTTTAAAGAATACTTACCCGCAGAATATCCCTATGCCATAGCTGGCGGTCAGGCAAATATTAAATTAAATGACTTTGATGAACGTGTAGATATTTTCCCCGTATCTAACCCAGATATATTTAGTCAGTCGCAAAGAATAGCTATGGCACAGGAAATGATGCAATTAGTACAATCAAACCCAGAGGTGCATGGCCCGAGTGGTATTTATGAGTCTTACAAAAGAATGTATGCGGCCATAGGAGTGGACAACATAGATAAAATATTACAACCACCGCCTCCAACAGATCCAAAACCAACTGAAGCTGGATTTGAAAATAACAAACTATTATTGGGTCAACAAGCACAAGCTTTTGGTCAACAAAACCATGATGCACACATAGCATCGCATATTGCTTTATTACAAACACCGCCTGTGCAGATGAACGCACAAGTGCAAGCTTTAATACATTCACATATCATGCAACATCTACAGATGAAAGCGGATGCTCTTGGTGAACAACAGATGCCACCTGAAATACAGCAACAGTTCCAGCAGTTACAACAACAAGCTCAACAGGTATCGCCTGCAGAAGCTGAACAACTTGTCATGCAAGCAGGTGATTTACTGGCACAATTCTCAGCTCCTATTATGGCTGACCTTATATCCGAATATAGTAAACAGGTGGAGAATCCAAATGACGAAGATCCTCTTGTAGCCATTAGAAAACAAGAGCTTGCTCTCAAAGGACAAGAGCTATCTATGGAACAACAACAGTTCTTACAAGAGGAAAAACGTAAAGCTCAAGAAGCACAAATGCGTGCCAGAGTGGATCGTGAAAGAATTGAAACGCAAGAAGATATTGCAGATTTACGTGATGACACAGCTAGAGCAAGGCTTGAACAACAAGCTCGTTTTAAAATGTTAGATCTGCAAAATAGAAAATAACACTTGCAAAAATAAAAATAGAGCCACATAATTAGGCACATGATTAAAAGAACAGAGATAAATCAACAGAAAACCCCCACCCCTTTGAAGAATAAAAATCCTTATAGTAATAAGGGTAGTGTTTCTTTAAAGTCTGATGCTGGTACTTTTGATGCAAATACCAAACCAAAACCTGGTATGGGCAAAGGTAAAGCTAGAGGAATGGGAGCTGCAGAATTTGGCGGTAAGTTTTCTGGTGTTTATTAATGTCAGAGGCTTGGTTAAGTAAAAAGTTTTTAAAAGAACTAGAACTAAGAAGAGAAGACATTACAGATACAATGCTCGCAGGGTGCAAAGATCATGCACAATACGAGTTTCTGCGTGGGCGTTACAGTTCTCTCGCTGATGCAGAAAATATATTTAGAGAACTGCTAGGAAGGGTAATTGAAGATGACATCGAAGATACAGGTTCCTGATCATATAGCAAAAGAAATCGAAGCCGAGAAGGCGCAAGCAATTCAAGAAGAATCCACAGAAGAAGTAACTGCAGAAATACCATATGTGTCACAGGAAGCACGTGTATTGGATCCGACACTTCTTGATAAATCAATTTTAGAACGTATGCCACAACCTACTGGTTGGCGTATTTTAATATTACCTTACAAAGGTAAAGGTGTTACCGAAGGTGGTATTCATTTAGTACAACAAACTTTAGATAGAGAATCTCTAGCTACGGTTGTCGGCTATGTTGTAAAGATGGGGCCTGACTGTTACAAGGATCAAAGCAAATTTGCTGAACCTTGGTGTCAGGAGAAACAATGGGTATTGATTGGCAGGTATGCTGGTGCACGCTTTAAACTTGGTGATGAGTCTGAATGTAGAATCATTAACGATGATGAAGTCATTGCAACTATACTTGATCCAGACGATATTCTTGCAGTTTAGGAGAAAAGA